ACACCTTCTGCTTTGTCTAACCATCCACCGAGCATTTGATGTTTGTATTTCTCTGGTCTGCGTTTCTTTATGTTTTCTATTTGCTCTAAATAGCTTTTAGATAGGTTTTCTATGTTATCTAAATAAGTTGTGTGTATGTAGGTTGTATTTCCTTTGGTTGAGTTTGTTCCAGCTTGTACACCTTTATCTTCAAAGAACCTATTATATATCCAATGCTCTTTTGTAACTGGATTTAAAATAAGTATAACCCTATTCTTTTGGTTTAGGTTTCTTACACTTAAATCTATCTTGTCAAATATGTTTTCATCTTGTAGTTCTTCTGCTTCATCCATTACCCACGTTGAAACGTTAGTTAAAGACTTTAGGTTTGCCGTTTGGTCACCACTTGATGTCTTGATACCTTTGAAGATTATCTTGCTTCCAGATAGCTTATTTCGTATCTCATCTTTTGTTATATAGAAAGCATCTTGCAGTTTAAGTGTTTCTATCTTGTCTATAAACTCTGGTATAATAGAAATGTATGCAGATGATAATGTAAACCTTGTAAATAAGATTGTATGCCCAGCTTCAAAAGTGAGCAACAACAAAAGTAAGTTTATAGAATACGATTTACCAGAACCACGACCACCAGTTACAATATAATACCTGGCATCTGATGTTTGGATTGGTTTATACTTTGGGTCAACTTCTATCACTTAAATTTGATAATATCTTTAAAGTTAATATTAAACCCATCTGTTGAGGTTATGTCTACACTTTCTTTAGGTTTACCATATCTGTAACCGAAGTACAATGACATAGCACGACTATCACCTTTTAGTATTTGTTTACCAAGTGTTTTAATTACCTCATCATTATCTATAAGGTTATCTAACTTTTCTATAAGTTTAAGTTCATCTGCTTTCTTTGGTCTACCAGCACCCTCTCTTGCACCACCGTTATTTTTTCTTTTATCCATTTGATAGAAATTTGTTTATTCAATTATATAACGTAATTAAACATTGTTTTTATTTAGCTTTAATTTTAGCAGTCTTTTTCTTATTGCTTTTCTTTCTTTACCCTTTGGTAATTTGTCTAATAGTTGTTGTAGCTTTTGTATTAGTTTCTTGTTCATATTAAAATAGTTTAAATTCTGTTTCTTTTATTCTTTGTTCTGCTATGTTATAATATTTTTGGTCTTGTTCTATACCTATAAAACTTCTGTTTAAGTTTTTAGCAGCTACACCTGTAGAGCCACTTCCCATAGTAAAATCTAATACAGTTTCATTTTCATTAGTGTAGGTTTTTATTAAGTACTCCATTAATTCAACGGGTTTTTGAGTTGGGTGTTTTGGTTTATTTGGTTTTTTGAAAACTTGTATATTAACAGGCAGTAATTTATCCGCTTCATAATCAGAAGAAACACCACCTTTTTTTATTTCACCTGTTGTTTCACCACCTTCATTTTCTCTGTTATAAGAATATAAACTTCTTTTCTCAATACCTTTAGGGTTTATTGTTTTTTGTGGGTTGTAGGTACATTGCTTTTTATAAAACACCATTACGTTTTCAAACCTTCTCAATGGTTGCCTTTTAGCGTTTAGCATACCTGTAGGCTTGTTTTTGTCCCATATCCAATCATATTTATAGTTCTTAATATTACTCATTCTTAAAGCACTACTAAAAGGTTCACTACCAAACAATACTATTGCACCATTTAATTTAATAATTCTGTTTAGTTGTTCCCACATTAATTCAAAGTCAATAACACTATCCCACTTACAAGCTGTAGTTCCATAAGGTGGGTCTGTTATAATAGCATCAACACTACCATCTGGTATATCTTTCATCACCTCTAAACAATCACCTAATCTTAAATCTATCATAGCTTTTCTATTTCGTTTAGTAATTCTTGATAGTATTCTATATTGTTAGATGGTTTTATTATTTCGTTTTCAAGTATAAGACTTATATGCAGCTTTGCACATTGCTTTGCTATACCACTACTTATTGTATTGTTGAAGCCTTGACCATCTACATTGTAAAACTTCTTAAATATGTTGTATGCTTTTTCTTTTGGTGTTTGCATAAATAGCCATTCTTTTTTAATCATAGGTTAAGTTTGTTAATTATTTCTGCAAGTACATTTACCACTATTGAGTTACCAGCTTGTTTGTATGCTTGTGTATCTGATACTGACCATTTAAAATCTTCTGAAAAATCCATTAATCTAAAACATTCTCTTGGGGTTAATCTTCTTATTCTGTTATTTACACTTGCAAATTGGTCTGTATTGCCGCCGCCACCTGTTGCAGTATGTATAGTATTTGAGTAGCTTAATTTGTTTCTTTTTACAACCTTACCTTTTGCATCTCTTGTATAACCTAAAATAAAAACATCTTCAAATATATGATAATTATTACTGCCAGATATTCTGCTTGTTATTGTTGGTGTTACCTCTTTGTGTATTGTTTGATTGTAGCTATCCATAAAATCACCTTTTTCTATTGTGTCTTTATGTTTGCTATAGTTTTGGTTTACTCTTTTGTTGTTTGTGTTTATGTATTCACAATCACTTGCTTGTTTAGAATAATTTGCAGTTACACAATTTGCTATTTCTTTTTTGTCTGGGTCTGTAAAAGGTTTTGCCCACTCATAGGTAGTGCATCTATTTACCATCTTTTCACTTAAATAGTATTTATCATCTACACTATCTTCTAAAACATCTTTAAGTTTTTTATTAAGGTGTTGTGTTTTTGGAAACCTAAAGGTATTATCTGCATCATCTCTTATTCCAATAATAAAAACCCTTTCTCTATTCTGTGGTACTCCATAGTGTTTTGCGTTTAGCACTTGCCAATATATATGATATGGTGTTGAGTTTTCATTTGGAAACAATACAGGATTACCGTTAACTGATTTACCACCTAACATATCTAACCATACTTTAAAAGTTATACCATTGGCATCGCTTAATAAACCTCTAACATTTTCAAATATAAAATATCTTGGATTGTTCTTTTGTATAAACTCGTGTGAGTTATAGAACAAAATACCCCTTTCATCATCTTCACCTTTTCTTTTACCAGCTAAACTAAATGCCTGGCAAGGTGGACTGGTCATATATAAATCTAAACTTTCTTTTGGTATTTCTCTCTCATAAACATCTTTAGGAAAATAATCTGGTTCACCATAGTTTTCTATATAGGTTTGTCTTGCATATTTATCCCAATCACAAGCATACACAGTTTGATAGTCTATACCTAACTTTCTTAATGCTTGGTCAAAAGCACCTACACCACTAAAATCACTTCCCGTTTTTATCATATAATTATAATTAAAGGGAATAAACATAGTATAACTATTGCCCAATATACTTTCCAGAATTTAGATTTAACATAGTAATCTTCCCATACTATACAATGAAACCCAAAACTTAATGCTAAACACAATATTGTTTTTATAAACTCTATCACGTTGCACAGTTTATTATTTCATACTCACTATTGTTTTGCTTCCATTCAAAAGACTTTAATACTAAAGCTGCACGTTCATCATACATTGTTTTTTGTTCTTCTTCTAAACCTCTGTATTGCTTTTCGTTTTTAGTATAACCACCATCAAATTGGTTTAGTTTCTCTATTGCTTTGAAATAGTCTTTTTCTAATGTTTCATACTTTTTTTGTATTACTTCTAACTTTGATATTTGGCTATACTCTATTTGTGATTTAACTATAAAGTTACTTTCAAGTTTATCATAGTAATCAAATCTTGACTGCTTATAGATAGGGTACATTTTGTTTGCGTGTATTGCCGTTGCGTGGTCAAATGATTTACCCTTTGATTTTATAAAGTCTGATATACTTACCCACCTCATATCAAGTTTGTTTCTTAATATATGACAAAGCAATGCCCTATGCTCAACGTATTCAGTTTTTCTTGTTTGTTTGTATATATCTATGCCAGTTAATGTAATAAGTAATTCACTTACTTGTTCTGGTGTTTCTAATATTGTGTTTACAGTGTTGTACTCCATTCTATTTACTTTGTAGTTTTTGGATGTATAATGCTGCATCCATTAATTCTTCTTTTAAGTGTTGTAAAAAGTCATCGTGTTTATTGTCTTGTAATGTTGTTTTGTATTTGTATATACCTACACAACTTCTTATGTCAAACTCTCTTTTTAAATCTTCTACTATTTTATCTCTCATTGTGTTCTTAATTTTAAAAGGTGATAGCATTCTGTATATTTTTGTCTTGCCTTACCTTTGTATTCTTGTTTAAATAATTCGTATAGCTTTCTTGTGTATTGGTATTTTGTTGTGCAGTCTTTAAAATGCTTTTCTGCAAACTTCTTACCCTTACCTTTAAAGTAGTTTACATTGTCTGCCGTATCACCCTCAATCATTTGTGAGTAAAAGTTAAACATTGCTTCTTCTTCTGTTATGTCTAAAACAACCTGGTGCT